TTTTGAGGTATATCTACACAAGATGGATCCGGACATTATTACGGGCTGGAACATCTTTGGTTTTGATCTCGAATATCTGATTGTTCGGGCAACAGTTCAATGCGGACTGAGCCCGGTATGGGGGCGGGTCAAAGGTGTAGTTTCTGAACTCGTAGAGAAGAATCTGTGTTCGAGTGCGCTCGGAAATAATCAGCTCAAAATGGTTCCTATGGTTGGACGTTACGTCTTTGATCTCTTTCAGGATGTGAAGCGCGAGCACAAGCTCGAGTCATATTCTTTGAACAACGTCTCCAAGCATTTTCTTAGTAATGCTCAGAAAAATGATATGCCGGTCCGGGAAATTTTTAGCCGTTTTTCCGAAGGAAACCCCGAGAGTCTGCGCGAGGTCGCCGAATATTGCATTCAGGACACGGTTCTGCCTCATAAGTTGCTCGACCGACTATGTCAAATTCAGAACCAAATCGAGATGGCAAAGGCTTGCTGGGTTCCTCTGGCCTACCTGAGCGAGCGTGGACAGCAGATCAAGGTATTTAGTCAGATGGCTAAAAAGGCTCGCGAACTCAATTTTATTATTCCGACGATTCGGGTGCCAAAGAACAACGCTTTTACCGAAGATGAAGGGTATCAAGGCGCGACGGTCCTCGAGGCTCAGGCAGGTGCGTATTATTCGCCGATCACAGCTCTTGACTTTGCGAGCCTGTATCCGAGCATCATGTGTGCTGAGAATCTTTGTTACTCGACTTTGGTTATGGATCCTAGATACGACAATCTTCCGGGGGTGACCTACGAGCAGTTTGGACCGCATCGATTCGCGCAAGCCCCCGCGCCTTCACTTTTGCCAGTCATCTTGGCTGACCTCAAGGCGTTTCGTAAAAAAGCTAAGAAACTCATGGCCCAAGCAGAAGGAACTCCCATGGAGGCTATTTATAACGGCCAGCAATTGGCTTACAAAATTAGTATGAATTCAATTTATGGATTTACGGGCGCGTCGAAAGGTATGCTTCCACTCGTGGCCATAGCGAGCACGGTGACTATGCGTGGCCGGCAGATGATTGAGGAAACAAAGAATTACGTCGAAGAGAACTTTCCGGGGGCTAAAGTGAGATATGGTGACTCGGTAATGCCAGAAACTCCTGTGATCGTGAAAATAAACGGAACTATTAAACCTGTTAAAATTGAAAACTTAGCAACTGTTTGGGAGTCATATGAAGGATTTCTTAAGGATGGATCAGACAAAGAATCTTCTGAAATACATAACGTCGAGGCGTGGACGCATCAAGGATGGAAGCCCATCAAACGTGTTATTCGGCACAAATGTCAGAAGAAGATCTATCGTGTGCTTACGCATACTGGCGTTGTTGATGTAACTGAAGATCATTCTCTTTTGGATCGAGAAGTAAATCTTTTGAAACCGAAAGATTTGATGATTGGTCAAAAACTATTTCACTCTTTTCCTACGATGACAGATTTTGTAAATACCACAAGTCAAAATTCACTTTTCGTTATAGGAATGTTTGTTGGGGACGGTTCGTGTGGTGCATATCAATCCGCATCTGGGCGCAAGTCGACATGGTGTATAAATAATCAAGATCTCAATCTGTTGAACAAATGCAAGAAAATTCTTGAATCTATGTACCCAGACTTTGGGTTTGTCGTGATGGATACTCTCGAGAGTTCTGGTGTTTATAAACTTAGTCCGAGAGGAAATTTAGTAAAATTTGTTGCGGAATGGAGAGGGTGGTGCTACGACGGCCAGGCAAAAAAAGTTCCAGAATTTGTATTTAGTAATATTGGGTCGAAAAGAGCATTCCTTGATGGTCTATGGGCTTCTGATGGATGTCGACGTGATAACGAGGTTGGAGGGTCTAGGCGCATAGATACAAAGAATCAGATCACTGCCCAGTGGTACTATCTCCTTCTCAGTTCTATGAATTTCAAGGTATCACTGAACACCCGAGGAGACAAGCCTAACATCTTCCGTCTTACGTGGACCGAATCTTCATTCAGAAAAGATCCAACGGCCATCAAGAAGATTGATATACTACACGAGTCCTGGGACGGTTACGTTTACGATATCGAGACAGAAGCTGGTACTTTTCAGGCCGGTGTTGGTCAGATGATTGTCAAGAATACAGATAGTGTAATGGTCGAATTCGACGTCCAGGGTCGAAAGGGCCAAGAGGCTATCGATTACAGCTGGATCCAAGGGGAGCTCGCGGCCGAACAATGCACAAAGCTCTTCAAGGCGCCCAATGATCTTGAGCTTGAAAAGGTCTATTACCCATATTTCTTGTATTCCAAAAAGAGATATGCAGCCAAGATGTATGAAAAGGCAAAAGACGGAACGATCGCATTCAAGAAAATTGATGTCAAAGGTCTACAGGTTGTCCGACGGGACAGTTGTCCCTTTGTTCGCGAGACGCTCAAGAAACTCCTGGGAATGATTCTAGACTCGAGCGATCCTCGGCCGGTCATTGAATCGGCCCGGCAGGCTGCCCGGGAACTTGTGCGGGGCCAGGTTCCCGTCGAAAAATTGCTGATGAGCAAACAGCTCGGTTCTGACTACAAGGTTCCGCAGCCGCATGTGAACGTCAGAGACAAAATCAAGAGCCGAGCACCGGGTTCTGAACCACAGCAGGGAGATAGGGTCCCTTTTTTGATCGTCAAGGGGCCTGGAAAGCTGTACGAAAAGGCCGAGGACCCTACTTGGGTCCAAGAGAGGAACTTGGCGCTCGACTTTGAGTATTATTTCAGTAATCAATTTAGAAAACCGGTTCAGGATCTTTTGGAGCCTCTCGTCAGTGCAGATCAGGTGTTTACCAAGTCGTTCTTTGAAGAAAAAAAGGCTCTCGACCGCAAGGTCTCTTCTACAGAGGAACTTGAAAAGAGGAAGAAATTCTTGACGATGTTTTCTCGAGCCTTAAAAGTAAAAGACGTTCAATAAGTAATGGAGCAGCAGATCCTCGAGCTCATCGAGGAAGAGGTGACGCGTCGGGTCGCGCTCCGATCAAATTTGATTCTCGAACGTATATCAACTATATATGACTTGCCCCTCGATAGGCTCGTGAAGGATATCACAGGTCTTGAATGCACGTTCTGTCGCGGTATCTTGAAGAACAAAAAGAGGTGTCTCAAAAATCCTCAAGATAATGGATTTTGCAAGTTTCACCAGTCTCAGGTTCCGGTGATTAATAATACTCGCGAAAGAATCGAGGCCCCTTGGCAAATGTAATAACTTAGAGAGATTCAGACTAGTATATGTAATGTCTAAGACTGATATCTTGCTTGCGAGTCTCACTAAATTTTATGAAATTCCCGAGAATCGCGAGCAACTCCACTCGATTCTCGGGAAGGGTTCTGGACCTTCTCTGCGTAAACTCGAATGGTTCGTCACAAACTATTCAAAAATGAATCATGTCTCTTTCATGGCCCCGAACGGGAAGATGTTTACCGTCCATGTAGCCTACAAGTCGAGTCTGGATGGCTACTCCAAAAAGCTGTTCGACCCTTTTTGCCGGACAGAGCGCATCGAGTTTCAGGGTCTGAAGACGACATGCGGACAACTCAATTTTTTGAGATGGATCATGACAAACGGTATAATTGATGCCCTTAAATCAGCGGAACAGCGGCAAACCCTCCTTCAAATGTAAGAAGGGAATACCCATAATAAAAAACATACAAATTGTATCCATTTGCAATTTCAGTCGTGTATTGTGGAAGAAATTTAATTGTAAGAGAGGTTGTATGAGAGTTTAACTTTCCGAAATTTAGATAGCCACCCTCGTTGTATTCTTTCGGACTGAGACCGAATGAATACATGTAGATATCTTTAGACGGGACACTTAATGAGTGGTCCATGGGCTGCTTGAATGTATAATAAAGAGATCCCTGAAAATTGCTACAAATATCCACGTTATCCAGAGTTATCTTCATGGTGGACACGACATCGACATAATTTACATTTCCAGAAGGAAATTGAAGAATCTCTGGTATGTTTATGTATTGGGTCGAATACCCATAATTGTATCTATTGTTGTATTGGAGCTTATTCTCATCGTTTTCGTATCGGATATTTCTAAAAAACCAGGTGATGAGCTGTACCGGATAATTGCCCGACAAGTCTATGACGGTGCTCGGCGTGTTGTAGGTCTTGGCTGCATTCTTCAAGACTCTGTTGACTATGAAATTTCTTTTTGTATTTTGATAAAAAATTTTTTCTGAATTTTCAAGTAAAATTTCTTCTGTTATGAGGGATGCGTTTCCAAAGTCTAGGGTGGGGTCGTTCGTGTTCGACCACCATGTGTTCGAATTGAAGGTAAACCGAATGTAGAGTTTCTGGTTCCACATGGCGCATGCAGGAAAGTATGGCCGGCTCATTCGGGACCGTTCATTTTTATGATTCGAATGCCTTCGGCAAAAAAAGAATTCCAGAGGTATGACGAGGTTGAGGGGTCCGGATAGGTTGGTTCCGCCGACAGCCTCATAAAGTCCCAATATATCGTCAGTTCCGAGAAAGAGCTGATCCCTAATCTGGTACCAATCGTCGAACAGGGTTTCTATAACGGTCTCATTCGCCATGAGCTCAACCTTTTGTATGATGGCCCTTCCGACGTGATCCGTATAAAAGATACTCGGTGGAAGTGCTGGCAAGGTGACATTTAGATACATATTCGAAAGAAGGTGTCCGAGTTCCGTGGGACGCAGCTCCATAGTGACCGTCTGCCCCTGATAGCACGGGTTTGGATTGGGCAAATCGTAAATTTTTTGGTAAATTGAAAAATTTGTATATCTTTTAAATTCTGGATTCCACCTCGAGCGGGTCATGTCATCTGTGAGAAGGTAGGCCTCTTGGGGTCCTATGGCCTTGAGGGAGAGGATCGATCCCGAACTGAACCCTCGGCCTCTCGACTCTATATACGGATTTTCTTTGAAAATGTCATCTGACACAGTATCACGGTTGAGGGACCGGAGTTTGGGAAAATTTCCAGTGACTAATTTTGGATTAATATTCACATATGTAGCCTTCAAGAACGCACCTGGGACGAACGGCCGTTTCAAAAGTATGGATGGAAATCCTCGAACAAATATCTCAGTCGTGTTATCATCGAGCTGGGTTCCGTCCATTGGACGGAAGACGCCGTCTGACACGATCATGGGACCCTGGTAGGTGGGCAAGTTCAGGGCGATCCATTCTCCCGCGGGCGGCTCAATTTTGTATTTAAATTGTATATAACCGTTCACGGTCGTGTAGGACCCGAACAGGGCAAACTGATTTTCTTTATTTGGGGGATTTATAATGGCTTTTTCTACGTTGTGAGCATCTTCTATACTCTGGTCTGTGTCAGTCCAAAAGGTAAAGGACCAATTATAGTCTTGGTCGGTCTCTCTATTTACACCTGTAATTTCTATCTGGCCTGCTATGCCCGTAAAAAATTGTCCGCGCCAGCCATATTCTACATTCTTGCTCGGCGTATCGGACGTTACGTAGAAGGTTCCCTCTTGGGGTGATGTTACTTGGTAAAACCCATCTACATACATCTATAGATTTGCTAGATTATTCTTCCACAAATCGACCACACTGGTCGCCTTCAGAGCCTCTCGGGCCGCCGCCTTCTGCCGGCACAACTCCACGAGCTTCGCCACCTCTTCCTTTGTATACTGATATGTCTTGATATCGAGCAGCTTCGGCCATATATCCTCCGAATATTTCTCGTGCCTGAGTTGAAGGTGGATGCTCTCAAGTGGGACATTGAAGACGACAATCTTCGAGTGGATCGCTACATCTCGGATGAATCTCGCCTTTTCGGAGAGCCACAGAATTTCAGAGTCAAATTCCTTCAGAAGCCAAGCCTTGCGTTTTTTATACGTATCCAACCGAATACCAATATAGTCTATCAATATATCCTCCGGGCTTGTGTATTTTTTCACGGCTCCGTTCGGCCCGATCAAGTGCATATTCGACGTGTTGATCGTCTTCGTGAGCCCCAGGTCCTTCACTGGATCCCGGCCGGTATATCCCCAGACTCTAAAATCGGGCGTCGTTTCAGTCGAGTGATTCTCAAACTTCTGAATTGTTCCCTTCTCGATCAAGTCGTCGAGATGCTCTTTGAAGTCCTGAATCCACTTTCCAGGGGGCAGCTCGGTGATATGGAGTTGTGAGCCCTCCACGACACACAAGCCTTCCATGACCCATGTGTTATCCTTCGTCTTTGTCATCTTTCCCTTGAAACCCTTGAAATGCGGCACCATTGGGGCCAACGCAACCCTGGAGAGGGCACACTCGATATTGTGTTTTATGACCTCTATATCATATGGCGGAACATATGAGCTAAAACCGGTCCCTATACCTTCGGCCCCGTTCACGAGAATCATGGGAAGGACCGGCGCATAATACTCGGGCTCAACCTGTTGTCCGTCATCGGTTACATATTTTAAAACAAAATTGTCGGCCGAATCAAAAATCTTACGAGTCTGCGGGGCAAGTCTGGTAAAAATGTATCGAGCACTCGCGGCATCCTTCCCTCCCGCCAGGCGCGTTCCAAACTGCCCCGATGGCTCAATCAAGTTGAGATTGTTAGAGCCCACAAAATTTTGGGCCAAATTTACAATCGTCCCTTGGAGGCTCGCTTCGCCGTGGTGATAGGCTGTGTGCTCTGCGACATATCCAGCCAATTGTGCCACCTTCATGTCGGTCGTGAGATTTTTCTTGAGACACGCATAAATCACCTTGCGCTGACTCGGTTTGAGGCCATCAGCCACGTGAGGAATAGATCTCTTAATATCCTCGGCACTGAAATTCGCCATGTCTTTGTAAATGAAGTCGGTCACTGGCAGGGCCTTGACCTTTCCGTATGGGACACCTGGGGGAGGTTTGGCCATATGGGTCGTGAGCCAGTCCTTGCGATCGTCCGATTGCGCTTTTGAAAATGCCAGATTCATAGACTCATTCATTTTCGGATCAGAATTGAAAGCGACCGTGAGCCGCTCGATCTGTTTGAAATATTCCTTGGCCTCGGCACTCGTGGAGGTTCCCAGACCCTTGTAATACTTGACTGGACCTGAAGTCGCGGGAGACTGGCGGAACTCCTCCTCGGTAAAATACCACACCTTCCCGGCCTTGATGACAGGTGTAATCATCGAGACTAC